CGCCAGCCAAGGGAATGAAACCGACGGCCACGCGGTTACACGTTACCTGCTAAACGCGCGGGCGCGTATGCGTCACCTTCCGGCGAATGCTATCTGGGGCTTTTTGCGCGTCACGGGCTTCGCAATGATCGACGCCGCCCACACCATGCAACGCGCCATAGTGATAGGACCTGGCGAACGCTGACTAACGATGGCGTAGCCGTTACGGGTTTCGACACCGACCGCACGGCCTACATGCTCGCGTAGCATTTCCTCGCCAGTGTGTACCAAGCGGCCCTCATTTATAAGGCTCCGCACAGTGGAGGTATGTGTCTGAATCTCGCCATACCCCACTTGCACCTTCTTACGCGCAAGCGACACCGGGGCAATGTCGAACATATTCGGCGGCATGGCAACGCTTACACACCCGGCCGCCTCATGCTCAACCTGCTCCCAACATGACGCCAGGCTATCGGCGACGAAGGCAACCGTGACGCCAATACGCCCATCCTCGAGCTCCACCGCGCGCACGCCGCTGTACAAGGCTTCGTCGATTGACGAATCTATGGCAAGGACACCACCGGACGGAATGTCGGGAACCTCGAGGGCGTCAAACACCCCGGGTGCCAGCCAACTATTGACAGTGGTCACCCAGACGTTAAGCGATGCGCGAAGGAATGCGCCTTTGTCAATCTGCTCAGATTCGTCGGCCAGCACGGCAGGGTCCAGCGTGTAGCCGATAGCCGGGTTCGCCATGGGCCAGAGGTCGGGGCGCGCCATGTAGTCGACGCCTGGGGGACACGACCACTCGGCCATAAATAGTTTCGTGCGCTTGCCCTCGTCAATTGCGCGGATGCCTTCCTCCCTCATCTGGGTCATGGCGTCTGATTCCTCAGTGCCTGCGGTGGACCAGCATGAGAGCAAGGGCGAACGCATGACGCGCTGCGACGGGATCGCGCCGTTCAGTAGTACCTCTCTGGATATGGACCAAATCTCGTCGGCTAAGACGATGTGCGGGCTGAACCCATGAAAGTTGGCAGGCGTCGCGGCCTGCACAAGCCACCGGCTCCCACCGGGCATGATGATCTCGCTACGGCCGTAGGAATGTTTGGCCTTCGCGCCCCACTCTTTAACGATGATGGGGGCCAGTGATTCAAATATCTCCGTGGCAAGGTCAAGCTTATGCGCGGTGGAGATAACCAGCACCGGCTCGCCCCGGCGTTCGGGCTCACGCGTTAAGGCCCACAAGATCATGGCCCGTAAACACACTGTCTTTCCGTTTTGCCTAGCGACGGAAACCAGAGAACGCCTATAGAGGTAGTCGCCCTGGGCGTCGTGCTGCAGCTGCCCATCCACGGCCAACCGCTGCCACGGCATGAGTGTGATGCCCAAGTATTTTTCGGCAATGTCAGCAACCTCGTGCCCGTAGGTAGCCGATGTCGGTAACCCAGATATCAGGCGCGGCGGTATCTCGCGCGGTCCCGGTGTATCGCCCACCGCTGCTATTGATGCAGGCGAATCGTCCTCGATCTGGCTTCCTTGGGATACATAGGTAGATGGGATCGGGGGCAAACTTTCGTCCACACAAAAAAACTCCCGCGCGTTATCTGCAACGGCCTTACGTCTGCGCTTGTCAGTCTCGGCCCGGCGTGCGTTTAAGTAGTCGGCCCCGCGCTTCGCATTGCAGCTCTTGCAAGCGCCCACCCAGTTGCCCTGGTCAGTCGGGTCGATGCCCTCATCAACCGGGACAACGTGGTCAACCTCATTCGCCGGCGCTTTCTTACACCACCAGCACGGCCCATCCCACGCGGCAAGGAATGCACGGCGGTTGCTCCAGTAGCCCTTGGCCTGTAGGTCTTTGCGTTTCTGCTTAGGCATTCACTGGGATGAGGTCGGCATCCTTCATCATGTATTCCCTCAGTGTGGCGTGGTCACCCTGCTCACTGATCGTAAGGCTAGACCACCACTGACTGAAGGTGATGCCCGGTTCCCACACGTCGTAAGCGTTAGCCTCCTGTGCCGTGACGGGCAGTCCCTGCCTCACCTTGTCCCTCGTCGACTGGGCCAATGAGTACCGAATGGCCGGCGCATCATTCAACCGTGCCCGCTGTGCAGTGAGTATGCACCCCACTACTTCGTGAGGCCCGGGCGGTGACGACGGCCCACCGTCTGCCTGCGTAGTTGGCATTGACTCAATCAGTGCCGTGGTGCCCGCATGTAGATCCGCAACCTCGAGACGTTCCGCATGGCGCATAAGGGCTTGCCCTATCTCCTTGCGTATTTCGTCTGCCTTGCGTAACCGGGCATACACACCGGCTAGGCGGTCAACGGTATCGCGTACGTCTGCCTTCGTGATCATGCTGTTCCCCTTAGGTCAACACCCGCGCGCGCGGGTTCTATGTCTGACGGTAAACCTACCCCTACCCCTCCCACCCTGACTCTCGTCAGCCGCGCCTCCGATAATTGCCAGCGCGTCCCAGCAGCTGCTACCCCTGTCTTTCGCCCGTAGTCCACGAACGTCCGTCCCGCATTCTCTGCGTCAGTTGCCCACCGTGTACATTCGCCGGCGGCTTGGGCCTTGGTCTGCATGTAGCGGGCAATGATGGCGTCACGGGCCCGCGTTGTGGTGAGGTCTATCAGATTACGCGGCACGGCTTAGGCGGCGCATGACGGCATCGAGGTCCGATGGTCGCCATAGGTGCCACTCAACATGCCTGGCGAGAGTGTCCCGCCAGTCTGTCTGCGCCGTTGCCATGCGGCCTGTCTCTGTCTTTAGTTCCGCGAATATCACCCCCTTCGTGCGGTGCGCCAGCACAAGGTCCGGAAAGCCGACGTTGCCCGTAATGGCAGTCATCCATCTGTCGCCCACCTGGGCAGGCCGGGAGTGCTGCACCATCCATCCGAATGTACCCGCCAGCTGCACGACCTGCGCCTGCCAGTCTTTCTCACTCATGGGCGGCGGCATCTTATAAAGCCGGGGGCTCAAGTTCGGCCGCTTTCTCATTCGCGCTCACGACGTTGGCCCGCTGGAATAGCGACGCCTCAATCTCCTGCACGCGGTCGGGTGTAAGTTCACTGAAGCGGGCGACGCCGTACATAGCCATGGCACCGTTCACAAGGTCTTTGCCATGCTCAGCCACAAGGTATTCGTACGCCTCTTTCCCCGCGTCTTTCGTGTCGTGCGTTTCCTGCACGGGCGACGGTAGCGGCGTGGCCTTCGCCTTACGCGGCGCGGGCTTATCTTTCTCCGGATGATCCTTCCCCCAAAGGTTGATCGCCACGCCAAACCTCATGGCCGCGTTCCTGAGGGCGTCGCCTATCAGTTCCTTCACCGCGTCAGACTTGCCCGGGAGGCATGAGCCGTAACCGGGCCTACGGACACCGGCAACGTGGAGGTAAATCCATAGACCGACCGTGCGCCCCTGGTCATCACTGACTAGGCGCGGCAGGCCGTCGGCGTCGAACGCCATAGGCTCCCACCACCATGTGGGGTCGCATTCCAGTAGCGCCCTAGTGGTCGCGGCGTGGCCTAGGTACTTCAGCTCCACACCGCCCTTCGGAATTACGTCAACCATATCGGCGGGCGGTGAGGCCCATTCGGCGAGCAATTGCCGCAACGCTTCGCGGTCGTCTGCGTGCGTGTCCATTGGTTCCCCTTAGATTCCGGCAAGCCACGCGCACAGTGGCGTGACCAGCGTGTAAGTAATGGCGGCCACGATGATGACCCCACTAATCTCAAATGCCAGACGGTTAAGCGTCCTCATGCGGCATCATCCCAACCGCTGTAGTCCCCGCGCTCGTCAAGCGGGCTAATCCATTCCGTACCGGTCGGGCGTGGAGTGCGGTATTGGCGCAGGTTCACGATGCGCTTGGGTGTCCGTACCTCCGGGACCCACCCTGGGCAATCGCAGCGAATCCCTGCAGTCATGTGGTGGCAGCGCACGGGCTTTGACTTGTCGAACAAGTCCTCTCCGTGGCCGTGCCCGCAGTGTGGACACTTCATTTTCATCCCCTTGGTAGTGGTGGGCCGGGTGCTGGTACTTGGGCTCAACACCCGGCCACCTGTCGAAACGCTACGCCTGCCGTTTGCGGGCTGTCAAGTAATCCCTAAGCGCGTCCCACTATGCGAAACACGCGCTAGCGCTTATCGCATCCCCAGCCCCACCCGGCGCGCGCCCACAAGCGATTCGCGGTGACCATCTGTTGACGCCATGTGGCATCCCCGGCATTGTCGGGGTAGCCCTTCGGCTTGTAGGCATCCCACGACCCGGAATAGAACCCCAAACCGCCTTCGTAGCGGGGGCCGTGGTGCTGCCAGTTAATGCCTTGGTAGCCCTTGCCGGGCTGCTCACACCTGCCGACCCTTAGCCATAGGTCGTGATTCGCGGGGAGCGGGGGGCGGGATGCTGCAGCTGCTGGTACTACCAGAATTGCCGCCAATAGCGCGGCTCCGATTATCCTACGCATCTGGTTAGTCCTTACTAGGGGACACGGCCTGCCACGACCTCAGCACCGCGACTAGCGCGGTCATGCCTGCTGAGATTGCAGCGAGTAGGGCGGAAGGATTGCCATTCGCCCAGGTGGTGCAGAACGCCGCCATGACGACTGCTGCAGCGGTGAGCCCTGCGATGGTGCTAGGCCCTACCTTCGGGATCATGCCGCCTTCTCCTGCACGTAGTCGGTCGGCTCACTGGGCGGCGGCTCGATTACGTCGGTACTGGGCGGGAGTGTGTCGGTAGCCATTTCTCAGCTTTCCTTATACGTCTTTTTCCATGGCCGGGCGGTAATCTTATTCGTCTTTTCGTAGGCGGCCTGTTCAGTATCGCGTGTGGCCTTGCCTGTCTCATGCAGCCATGGGCCGAATGAGTAATGGGAGTAGGTGCCTGGGGGACCGGCGCGGAATGCGTAGGGGCTATCCTTCGCCACCTTCACGGCCTGTGTCCACTGGTCGGGGTTTGCAGCTGCGAATGCGCGCATCTGCCCATCGCGCGCTTCCGGGGTTGGCCATCCGCCGTAAAGCTTTACGCGGGTATCGTCGAATCCGTAGCCGTCAACCGTGGCGGCCGGCGCGGGAGTGCCGACGTTCGGCAGGCTGATCCGTTGCCACCCGTCCGACCATGCGCGAATTACGCTTGTCACGCTGTCCTGACAGTTGCCCTCGACTGTGTAGAACGTCTTTGCGTCGCGGTTCGCGGTGACAATGCCAACGTGCTTCCCGGGGATGATGAATAGGTCGCCGGGGACCGCCTGACCGTTGCCGGGGTGAACGTACCCCTTCGCGCGCGCGGCGTCGTAGGTGGCCTGTGTGGAGGGGCTAATGATGGACTTAGCAGCGGCCTTGTATTTCGAATCAGCACCACTGTTGGCACTGACGTAGCCGACGAACATTGCACACCATGCGTAGCCACCGTCCGGCCAACCGTAAAGCGCCTGGCACTCATTGACGATGGGTGCGCCGGACTTATTCGGTGCGCCTTCGTGCGCCCCTAGATAGCCCTGGGCCTTTCGGATGACTTCCTGCCCGTTGCTAATGCTCATGCCGTCCCCCTTGTGACCATTGCAATAATGATAGCGGTGATGGTGCCACCGGCGACCATCCACAGGATACGGGAGGTGGCGGCCACGCCCTGCAGGCGCGCGCGCCATAATTCGATTTCCCGAACGCGGCCGTTCGTCTCACGAACCATGATTTCAATGCGTTCAAGGTGCGCCGTAATCTGCGCGGCGTCCTCGGAGGTCACGCTACGCCCTGCACGATAAGGCTTCGGGTCGAAAAGGTTGCCGTAGAAGTGCTGTTGGTGTTGTAGTTAAGCGTGAAAATGTTGGTGCCAGCGGTAAGCCCGGTCACAATAAATTGACGCGAAAGGGGTACCGCCAACCCTGCGCCGCCCGCGCCTAACACGCCGTTATAATCGGCCGCCGCAACGACCGTAGCGCCACTGAATGAAATAGCAATGTATTGCGTGACCCCCGCCGCGCTGTTCGTAGTCGTAGATGACAAATAAATTAGCGCGGTCGTGCCGGTGCTTAATGTTACGCTCATTGCCGTTCCATCACCTGTGAGCGTCGTTACATATCCGGTTGTAGTCTTTGTTCCTACGGTGCTGGATAGCACCCCTACCGGCGTAACACACACCCATGACGCGCCGTTGTAAATGGTCTGAATGCCGGTGGGCACGGCGGTAGTCGTTCCTGTTGCGGCGGCTACCGTGCTGCCTGTGATATAGGCGCGCTGCCCCTCAAAGGGTGACGTGATCGCTGCATCCCGTAGAGCCTCAGTGGCGTAGATAGGCCCGCCTGCGAGGGAGTTGTCCCGCACGTTGGTGTTGAGGGAGGCCGCCGTGAGGATTGCTCCGGCGACGAACGTACTAGGTGCGGTCCATGCCATGGTTAAGCCTTTCTAGAATGCCAGCAGGTTTGTGTCAAGGATGCCGAATATGGCGTCATCGAGCGTAAAGAATGCGCCTTGCGTTGTGCTTTCGAAAGTGTATTCGACAACGTGACTGCCGGGCGTAATGGAATGTTTGATTCCGGAGACAATAAGCGTCTGAGTAACGCTTGCCGGGGTGCCGACGCTGTATGACTTTTGAACGCTTGCGATGCGCGTGAGGTCGGTAGAGAGGGCCGTAGTCTGGTCGGCAGTGCTAAGCGCGGCCAGCTGCACGGTTACGCCCGTAAACCTCAGAACCGGGTTTTTATACTTGCCCAGCACATAGTTTCCGAGCGCGGCTACCTCTGCGACGGTGCTATTGAGTAGGTCCAGCTTTGTGTACTGCTGCGCCTGGTAAAGCGAAATACTGGTGGCGTCTGAGGTAGTCGACGGGTTCGCCGGGTCGGCCGGGCTTTGTGTCTGCACGTAGTTATAAAGCAGTTCATCTCCGTACTGATTCATGAGGCTCATGTACGGGATTCCGCCGCTACCGGTATCGACGAATGCAATAGACGAAACCGGATTAAGCACTGCCGAGCGCCCGGTAAAGGTGAGGGTGCCATTAGAGCTAATGAATAAGTACCCCTGCTCAGACGTTGCCACGTTCTGCAGGTAGGTGAGGACGTTCGTGCCAGCCGTAATGGCAAATGCCCCCAGTGTGGAGGAACCCGTGCCCACGCTGTACGGCCCCTGGTACACCACCTCGGGACGGGTGAGGACGAAGGCCACGCGCGCGCTGCTGGATTCTGCTGAGGGCGTTACGGCATTCATAGACTGATTGGCCAGCACGGTGAAGGCATCCGCACATGCCACTGTCGTCACGTTCGCGCTTGTGGTGTAGCCGTAGTTAAGGTCCCAGTCAGTCACGAACCCGGTGTAGATAATGACGCCACCGGCCAGAATCTGCACCGGCTGACGCGGGGCAACGTAGGGATAATAAATGCTTGCCGTATTAAGCGGGTCAAGGATGCGCGTAGGGTCGTAAATCTGCATCTGCGCCGTGCCGCCGTTAAATTGTTCCATCTCACGATTGCGGCCCCTGGTGATGCTGACTGACTGCACCATGCTGGTGAGGTCAACCATCTGATAGCCGCCCAGTGTGCCCGTGTCGAGTAGGCCATAGGTGGCGTTATCTAGCTGGAACGGCGTCCCGAAATTGACCGTGGTCTGGAATCCCACCAGTACTTGAAGGGTCGGGGCGCTCATGCTGCCGCGAACACCGGGCCGCTGCGGCGCTGCGCGTTCTGTATGGCTTCGATGATCTGCTGCCCGATCTGGTCGGGCGTTGAGACTAGGCCCGCCTGCACGTTGATCGTGATTCCACCGCCCATGCCCATCGTGCCCAGCGGACTACTGCCCGGGGTGCGGTTCAGCGGTATGACGGCCTCCGGCCCTGCCTCACCGATGACGGCAAGCGTGGGGCGCGTGACGATGCCTCCAGTAGCGCCCATGCCGACGCGGGAAAGCGTGTCCAGAAACCCGGGAGGCCCGGGGAGCCCGGGGAGGTCCGGCCAGTTGTCTTTGATCTTTGATGCAATGAATCGAATGGGGGCCAATACGGCCGACTTGAGAATGTCGCCCAATCCCGACACGGCACCCTTTGCGGCGTTCACGATCCAGTCGCCGATAGCCGTGCCGATATCCTTAAAGCCGCTTGCCACGCCCTTTATCTTTTCAAGCAAGTAGTCACCGATGCCGGAAATCTTGTCCCAGATATCGGCCCCTAGTCCGGTGACGCCGGACACAACGTACGACACGACTCGGCCGCCGATGCTCGCCAGTGTGTTAAGCCACTCACCGGCCTTATTGAGTAGGTAGCCCGCCACTCCGCTGATTGCGCCCCATGTCGCTTCGCCCACGGTGGCAAGGCCAGACACGATTCCATTAACGATCGCCATGCCAATATCTTTGGCGTACCCCAGCAGCAGGATTGGGAGCGCGAGAATGGTGGTCTTAATCCAGTCGACCACGCCGCCGATCATGGTCTTTAGCCCTTCCCATGCCGCGCCGAAATCCCCACGAATAAGGGCCGAGATAGCGTCAATCGCGCCGGAGACAATGTCCCAGGCGGCCATTAGTGGGCCCTTCAAGTAGTTCACGACCAGCTCGACATAGCCCTTCACCGCCTCAAACACCCCATCAACAATGTTTCGAAATGTCTCAGACTTCTTATAGGCCAGAATGAACCCGGCAGTGAGTAGGGCTATGGCGCCCACGATAGCCATGACCGTGAGGGCCACGGGGTTAAATGCGAGGATTGTCATCGCGACATTGGCGGCCATGATTGCTACGGCAAGCCCGCCAATAATTCCGGCGATAACGACAAACACGGTGCTGTTTTCCTGCGCCCATTTCCCGAACGCTTGCAGCACTGGAAGGATTGCTTCCACGATAGGCATAAGGGCACCGCCTATGGCTTCCTTCGTCTCGTCGACGGCAATGCCTAGCCCCTTCATCTTGCCAGCGGCAGTGTCGGCACTGGCCGCCGCGTCCCCCTTAAAGCGCCCGGCCATGGCGGCGATTACTTCATCCGCGCTCGCGCCATTCTTAATCATCGCCTTTACGTGAGGGTCTAGCTTTCCTAGCGCCGTAGCGTTCCCGGCGTAAGCCTTGCTAAGGGCGGCGGACACCGTGGATAGTGGCTTAGAGGTCGCCGCACTGATATCTAGTGCGATCTTTAGCCCGTCCTGCGCCTTCGCAAGGTCGCCGGTTCCCCGGGCAAGCGTGGCAAGTGCGGGCCTCAGCTCGTCATCGGCAACCGCCACGGCCAACGATAGGGACGTGATCCACGTATCGACCGACTTGATAGCGCCATCTGACGCCGTGGTGGTCTTATCTAGTGACCGGGTAAGCTGATCCTGCGCCGCCTGGTCCTGCATGGCCGCGTTGGCCGCATCAATTGCGCCAGCGGCAAGGGCTACTAGGGCGATGCCTGCGGGCACGGCGGCCTTGCGAACGGCGAACGCGGCGCGCTGTCCGTTCGTCTCCAGTTGCTTGAATGACTTCGTGGCCTTGTTGATTCCTGAAGCATTGAAATCAGTGATGATCGGAATGACAATGCCCACTAGCCCATCTCCCTGTTCACTCTATCGATGGCGTTTGCCACTGCCGTTTTCACGCCCGCGTTAATCTCGGGCATATGACGATCCACTGCAGGCCAAAGGACGCGCCCAGCCCGTGCGCGAATCTTTGGCCCTAGCGTCCCCTGATCGGCCTTCGCCAGCTCGAATTGACGACCGGCGTTCGTGGACTGCGTGATGTAAACGACGCTTGCCCTATTGCGGCGGGTGTCGGCCTTCACCTTCACGCCCGCACCGACCTTCGCGGCATCCCAAGGGAAAGCCTTACCGCCAGCCGATGAGTAGCCACCCTTAGACGTAGGTGTCCACTTGCGAGCCATACCACTGAGGACGGTAGCCGGGTACCGCGCGCGCGCGTCATTTATTGCGCCCTGTGCCGCGACCGTTACCTCTGCCAGAAATTCTTTGCGGTAGGTCGGGTCCAGTTTGCCTAGCGACTTGATTGTGGCCGCAATGCCGAATGAGTCGCTTGCCGTTGCGCCTGGTGCATTGAATCCCATGTCCACAAATTCGCGCACTAGCGGCGGCTTTCGTTTATTACGTCTAGAACGGTGGTGAGGTCGTTATAAGTGAAAGGTATGTCTGAGGGCCAGTAGCCGGTATTTGCCAATACCTCGGCGAGAGCGCGGCTTACTGTCCCTCGTCTGTAGGTCCCGGCACTGCCTCATCATCCTCGACTACTGACAGGTCTACCAGGGAGCGTAGGAAATCGTCTAGGTGCGCCGGCGGATTCTTACCGGCCGCGCGGGACGCCTCGTATGCAAGGTACCCCAGCTGCTCCACGGAGACGCCCGTCTGTAGGGCGCTTGCCGTGGTCTTGTATTTACGCTCCAGCTGCACGATGTTGAATAGCGTCGTGCTAACGGTGTAATCATCGTCGGCAGTCTTGACACGAATAGTGAGTTCCATCTATTCCCCTTAATTATGCGATAGCACGGACCCAAGTGCCTGCCTCAAAGGATACCGTCATCATCTGCAGTTCGCCGACCTTCATCTCAATGGGGTAATCCTTGATCATGCATCCGGTAATCGTCCACTTAGGGTTACTCGCTGAAACAGTGGCACCCTTCTGAATCACAATGGTGGTGGTGCCCAGACCGACCTGACTGTAAATGGTCTGCTCAACATCGCCAGCGCCGTATGCCGCGAACAGCTCAAGTGTTCCGGAAACAGTCTGCAGTCCAGCAGTCATGGCAATGCCGGTAGACCCGAACGCCGTAGCGTCAAGTGCGGTGCTACCAAGCGTCATGGAAACGGCGGAGCAGTTGTCGGCAAGATCAATGGCATTGACGCTCACCGCGTATGGGTTGCTGAGATAGGTGGTAGTGGCCACTAGTTACTCCTTGATGTAGAAACGCGAACGATAAGATCGAATGACGGGATATCTTGTGCGCCGATAGCCGTCATCGACGGGGTGCCGCTGAGAACGCTGATGGGCGAATCCATGATGGTATCGGCGGCGGTCATGAGGTAGTCGGATGCATCCTGGTTGCCGGGTGGTGCCGCCAGTACGCGCAAGCGAAACGTAATGTCTGCGATGTTGTCATTAAACGCCGTGAACGAAGGCGGCTCAATGACGACAGACATAGGCCGCGCGTTACGCGAATCAGTCACGACGGCAAGCCCCAGCGCCGTGAGACTGGCCGCAAGTGTTGCCTGGGCCTCCGCGAAAATGCCCGTAGCGCTCATGCGACCTGCGCCCGGTTTACGCCCAGCAGCTTATTAATCTGGCCGTGGGTGCCGAACGGAACCGCCGCGCCCATTTGGTCGAAGGACGCGTAGGAATCTACGGACCCTCTCTCTCTATACAGGGCACTAGCCATCATGATCGTGCCCAGTAGAACGTCGGGACCGGGGACCGTGGTGAGGCTGTCGAAGTAGCCAGATTCCCTGCGCCGGCGGTAGGCGAAAGCGTTAGCCGCGTTCGTCGCCGTGGTCACGAAAGCCTCATCATTCGCCGTGGCAGGGTCAATCCCTAGCCAATCCAGAATGTCTTGGTCACTTGCCCAGGTGCAGACGGGCGTAAAGGTAAGCGTGCCCGATGGGATGACTGCATCCCGAGCCACGTCGTCATCTGCTGAGTAATACAGCAGCTGGTTCGGCAGAATGATCTCGGGGTCGAAAAGCCAGTCGCCTTCCGGATTGACGCCAAGATAAAGATACGTCGGGACGGCCTGCACTACGAACGTGCCATTGAACCCGGCAACGTCCGAAACATCGACCACCTGCCCCGTGCCAATCTCAGTCACCTCTAACGTTTGAATGACGGCATAGTCGTCTATGCGCTGCGCGTGAGTAATTGAGTATTCGGACATGGGGCAGGTGGCCTAGAACGGTCTAGAAGGTCGCCTTAATGAATTTATCGGCGTCGATCATGACGGCCGACAGGTAACCCCTAAAGGCAATGGTGCGAGAGAGCGTGGAAGGCACGTCGACTGCGATTGCGCCCTTCTGCTGCTCGTACACCTCAAAGCCCTCAGCGTTACCGACAATGATGGTGTCAGTGGCGAAGTTGCGATCGACCACGACGCGCAACCCGAATGCCATGCCCATTGCCTCAGTCACCGTGAGGTCGCCGTATGCGTTCATCGGCCCGAGCTGCGGGAACAACGGACGCCCGGCAGTGTCCACAAGCCCGAGCAGGTAGCCCCACATATTCGGAGACACGAACAGGTGCGTTGGCAGGTTGCCGTTGCTGTTGGTCAGAATGTCCTGGGCGGCAGTGGACACGAAATCGGCCCACTGTGCCGGGTTGGTGGCGTCGTTACCGAATGCCACTGTCTCGGTGCTACCGGACACAAGCGTGTCGGCCGCATAGTTGTCGGTGGTGTTGGCGTAAATGCGCGCCATATCGTCAAGCACGACGCCGATAACCTCG